AGAAACGATAAACTTTTGTCGTATATATAGCTTTTCCACTTATCAGTGGGGTTTCCATATTAGATGAAGTATCAATAATGTTTACTTCTAAAATGGAAGCTAACGGTCAACTAAATCGAAAGATTAAGGTGGTAAGAGAATCTAAGTCCTTTAAGGATAAGACAATACCGTGGGAAGTTATAAGGAGAGAGAAAAATGAGATTTTATTACTATATGATAACTAATGAAAAGAATGGCAGCTTTTACATTGGAATTACTACTGATTACGCTAAAAGAGAAAAACAACATTTTGAAAAGCTAAGTCGTAATCAACACCCTAACTACAAAATACAGCAAGACTACAACCTATATGGCAGCGAGGCATTTGCCTTTGAGGTCATTGATATATTTGATGGAAATGAAGAAGAGGCTTATCAAAAAGAACACGAACTTATTCAGAAATTGGATGCCACATCTTCTTATAATATATTACAAGGTGGGCAAATTAATCCTGTTTATACTCCGGCTGTTCTTGCTAAAATTAAACAAAGCCATCAAGCAAAATATGATAACATTTTACAATATCAATTTGATGGAAAGCAGTTTCATTTGATTAATGAATTTGGTAGTATTAGAGATGCTGCTAAATTAACCGATAGTGATTTTCGAGCAGTGCAAAATAGTATTAAAACTACACAAGCCCATCATAATTTCTATTGGGTTAAAAGTAGTGAAAAAGAAGTATGGCTTGAGAAATTTTTAAAAAGACATACTTGTTGCGTAGGTAAAATTAATGAAGAAACTGGATTGATTGAAGATTCGGCTTTAACTATTAAAGAATTTGCTGCTAAGTATAACACCACATATAGTAAAATTTATCATAGTTTATGCAGAAATGATAGATGTGAAAAACGATATAAATTTATCCGCATTACTGCCAATGAATTTGCGGAAATTAATAAACTCTCCTTATAAAACCTGTAACGACTATCCAAAGTCAATTTTGGAGTACTGATGCTATTGATACGCATTGGGAAACGGCTATAGACACTTTAGTGTTTAAGATATAGTCTGAGCCATTAGAAATAATGGAATAAATCGGAAGTTTTACTGATGTTCTCGACCGCGTTGAAGGATTTAGCGGTGGAGTTAAACGTCGCCATGTTCACTTCAACACAACTTAATGCCAAAGGCGATGACGATAGAGGCGTGCGTAACGAAAGTTCGTTTGCAGGTAGTAGAGCCATTATCAACAAGGCTGATAATGGTGCTATTATGGCGCGCCCAACACAAGAAGAACTAAACCTATTTAAAGACTCTAAAACAGGACTGCCAAACTTGGTAACTGATGTATTTAAGGTTAGAAATGGTGAGTGGACGCAAGTTAAAATATGGTCACAGTTTGACTATGCAACAATGCGCAAAACAGACCTTTTTATAACTGATGCGGGACTTAATCCAATTGAGAATTTTTATAAGTATGGTGTATATGAGGTTAAAAGTTGGGAAGATAAAGAAGAACAAGAATATCAGTCTATGGTAGTAGATTTGAATAATAGAATAAAGACGCAAAATGAATTATAAGAAATTACTTGAACAATTAGATAATGATAAAATTAAATTATTGTTAAATAAGTTAAATGTGCCATACGAGGAATTTGACGAATATATTATATGCGCCACAGCTTGTCATAATACAAATTTAGATGAATGTTCGCGTAAATTATATTGGTACAAAGACAATAAGTTTTTTTATTGTTATACTCATTGCGGTGGTATGTCAATTTTTAAGTTTCTGCAAAACTATTATACTGTTAGAAATATCAGTTACAATTGGTATGAAGATATTTATGAGGTAGTTGTCAATTGCAGTAACTACAATCCTGACTTGGAAACCCATGACCGATACGAGCCAATTCGTGACCGCTATCAAGAAGGCTCACATGAGCGCGCGCTCGACAAAATAAGTCATAATTTGTTGGATTGTTTTGTGAAACTTTATCCACCAATATGGCTAAAGGACAGAATTTCAAAACAAGCAATGGATAAGTTTGGTATATTGTTTTCAATTGCGCAAAATAAAATTGTGATACCACATTATGATGAGAATGGAAACTTGGTTGGTATTCGAGGTCGCGCGCTCGACGATTGGGAAGTTGAGAACGTGGGTAAGTATACGCCAGTTAAAATTGAGGGCAAGTTTTATGCGCACCCTTTGAGTTTGAACCTATATGGCTTGAATTTTAATAAAGACAACATCCGCAAAACTGGCATTTGCTACATATTTGAGTCAGAGAAGTCAGTTTTACAATTTGAAAGTTTTGATAGACCCAACTGCGCGGTAGCCATATGTGGCTCACACCTAAATAAGTTTGCCATTAAAAAACTTATACGATGCGCGCGCCCACAAGAAATAGTGGTATGTTTTGACAAAGAACAAAACTTTCAAGATAACTATTTTCAAAAACTATGGAATATGTGTAGTAAGTATAAAAACTATGCAAATTTTAGTTTTATATATGATAGAGAGAACTTATTACAAGACAAAGATTCTCCTAGTGACAAAGGGGAAGAAGTTTTTAATCAACTATTACAGAAAAGAGTAAGGATAGTATAAATGAAGTATAAATTAATTAATGAATTGTATAGTGACAATTTTCTTGCAAATCTATTACATGAGCGCGGGATTGAAAATTTAGAGGAATTTAAAAGTCCGTCGCCCTTGAACTTACAGTCACCAGAGAACTTGGATAATGTGAGGTTGGGTTATATGATGTTGGCGCAGTACGCAGGTCAGCATTGTAAAATTGCATTGGTTGTAGATTGCGACGTAGATGGTTACACGAGCGCGACAGTGGCTAGAGTTGGACTTGAGAGAATGGCGCAGGCAACACAATCCAATTGGGAAGTTGTACACTACCTACACAAGGGTAAAGAGCATGGATTATCTGACGTGTGTGATGAAATTGAAGCCGGAAATTACGATGTAGTTATACTGCCTGATGCGTCTACTAACGATTATGAGTACCACGAACGACTGGGCGCTCATGGAAGTCGTGTATTAGTTTTAGACCACCACGAAAAGAACGAAGACGCGCAATTTAGTGACTATGCAGTTATCATCAACAACCAACTTTCAGACCGCTACACGAACAAAAGTCTTAGTGGTGTAGGTGTTACATGGCAGTTCTTTAGGTTTGTGGGTAAGGAACTAGGTATCCCTAATATGGTAGACGACCTAATCGATATTGTCGCACTAGGTTTAATTGGTGATATGATGGATGTGCGCAATCTCGAAAACAGATACATTATCAGTCACGGTCTAAACTCAATTCAAAACAAGTTTTTCATAGCACTTTGTAACAAACAAGCCTATTCCATCAAAGACACATTCACCCCAATTACAATTGCCTTTTATATAGTTCCACTTATCAATGCTATGATTAGAGTTGGAACACAAGAGGAAAAAGAACGTGTGTTCTTGGCGCTCTACGATGGAGACATCGAAGTTGAATGTCACAAACGTGGGTGTAAAGGTGAACTTGAAAAGGTTTCAATTGAAAGTGCGCGCGAGTGTGTTAATGCGCGTGCAAAACAAAACCGCATATTGGATAAAATGATGGAAGCCATTGATGAAATTGTTGAGCAGAAAGAACTTTTGGCGCATAAAATTATTGTACTAGAACTACTTGAAGCCTATGACTTACCAAAGACATTAAATGGACTGCTTGCTATGAAAGTTGCTAATAAGTATAAACGACCTACGCTAGTCGTAAAGCGCGCAGACGATGGAATATTGCGTGGTAGTATTCGTAACGTACACAATAGTCCATTGCCAGATTTCAAGGAATTTCTAACTAACACAAACCTAACAGAATATGTGAGTGGTCACGCAAATGCAGCGGGTATTGGAATACAAGTTTCAAACCTAGACACATTCCAAGCACTAACTGATACGCAACTAGCTGATGTTGCATTTAATGAGAACTACCATGACATCAACTTTATTTTTGATAGTTCTAGTCCGTTGCTTGAACAGTTCATTTATGATGTAAGCGATTGGGGCGACACATGGGGTCAACAAAACGACGAACCTGTTGTACTTGTCAAAAACATTAGTCTAGACAACTATACCATAATGGGCAAGTCACAAGACACCGTCAAAGTTATGCACAATGGCATTGCCTACATGTTCTTCAAGGCGCACGACTTTATCAAAGAGTTAGAAGGAATTGACGTATCCAAACACACCATCAACGTAATTGGGCGCACAAACGTAAACGAGTGGCTAGGCACTTACACACCCCAAATTTTTGTTGATGACTATGAATTAGAAACCAAAATTTCAAAGCCAAGATGGGAGTTTTAGAACTTTTAAAAAATAATATTTTATGGTATAATTAATTAATAAGAAATATCAGTAAATTTAAGGAGTTTCAATGAAATATATAGGTTCTTTACACAACCACACAGACATGAGCAACCTAAGATTGAGGGATAGTATTAACACTATCCCTTCTTTGATTGATACGGCAATTTCGCTAGGTCATAAGTGTGTAGCAATCACAGAACACGAGTCTGTGTCAAGTGCGCTGAAGGCAGAGAAGTATTATGACAAGATAAAAGAGAATAACCCTGACTTTAAACTTATTAGGGGTAACGAGATTTATTTGGTAGACGATATGGAAGATGAGAAGTTTGCTGAATTAATAAAAGGTTATCCCCATTTTATATTACTTGCAAAAGATGAAATTGGACACCGTCAAATTAGAGAAATTTCAAGTAGAGCATGGCTTGGAAGTTATAACTCACGAGGAATGTTAAGAGTGCCTACAAGAGCGCGCGACCTAATGGAAGTTATTGAGCAAGATAGAGGTCATGTTATTGGTATGACGGCGTGTCTCGGTGGAACATTACCACAAATTATTTTAAAGGGCGAAGAGTTTGGTGTTACGCGTGAAGAATATATGTTGACAGCGCGCTCGTGGATTGAGAGTAAGAAAGAATTGTTTGGTGAGGGTAATTTCTATCTAGAACTACAACCCGCAGACTACACCGAGCAACACTTTGTGAATAAGGCTATAGTTGAGTTAGCACATGCAACCAATACACCATACGTTGTTACTAACGATGCACACTATCCTCTTGCAAAAGACAGAAACGTGCATAAAGCGTTTCTAAATGCAGAAAATGGAGAGCGCGAAGTTGACGCATTTTATGCTTACACATATCTTATGAGCGACGAGGAAGTTAGAGAACTTCTAAAAAACGACTTAACAGTAGATGAACTAGAAACCGCATTTACCAATATCCAAAAAATTGCGGATAGTTGTGAAAACTATTCTCTCATAAAACCTTTAAAAATTCCTCAATTACAATGGAAAACAGCCAACGCAATAGATGAAAATTTAAAACAGAAATTTATTGCTCAAGCACCAATGTTGGATACGTTTTTGAAGTCGGAAGAGAGTGATAAGTTGCTTGCGGAACTTATAATGGAAAGGCTTGCAAGTGACGTTCAGCTACAAGATGCGCGCACCCTAGACGAAGTTAATGAGTGTCTGAAAAGCACATGGGATAGTTCAGAAATTAACAATGTGCGTTGGAGCAAATATTTTCTCAATCTACAAGGTATCGTTGATGGTTGTTGGGAAGCAGGCTCACTTGTGGGCGCGGGTAGAGGTAGTGGTATCGGTTTTGTATTGCTATATCTACTAGGCATCACACAGATAAATCCTCTGCGCGAAGAGTCCCAAACCAAGCGTTGGAGATTCCTAAACCCTGAACGTGTAACCGTCTTGGACGTGGACCTCGATATCGAAGGACAGAAGCGTACGGCGGTTATGCACCACTTTAGGGAGCTATATGGTGAGGATAGGGTAGCTAACGTACTGACACTGCGTACCGAGAAGTCTAAATCTGCGTTGCTTACAGCAGCGCGCGGACTAGGCATGGACGTAGATGAGGCACAATACTATGCCTCTCTAATTGAGGCAGAGAGAGGTATTCTGCGTACGTTGCATGAGTCGTACTATGGTGACAAAGATAAAGGTATTCGTCCTAATAGAGTTTTTGTATCAGAAATGAACAAAAACCCAGAGTTATGGGAAGTAGCCAANTTACAGCTTTTGAGTTGCATGATGCGGAAGAGTTATCATTAATTAAGTATGACGTTCTATCCATTGAAGCATTAGATAAAATTCATAACTGTATTACATTATTGTGTGATTACGGCTATGCAGAACCAAAAGAAACTCTGCGCGAAACCTATGAGTCAATTGTAGGTGTATATAATCTCGAACGTACCAACCCTAAAATGTGGGAAATGATATGGAATCATGAAGTNCTAAAAGCGTTGACGAACTTGCAACCCTTAACTCTGCAATTCGTCTTATGGCACAAGAGCGCGGAGCCGAAAGACCACTCGAAAAATGGGCGCGCTTTAGACAAAACATTAATGGTTGGATTGATGAAATGAGATATGCAGGCTTAACAGAAAGTGAAATTAATTTCTTCAAAAATAGTCCATGTTTTGTAGATGGAATGTGTTTTACACAAGAAGATATGATGGAACTACTGATGGCGCCGGAGTTGGGTGGCAACTCACTAGGGTTCGCAGACAAGGCGCGTAAGGTTGTAGCCAAAAAGAAAATGGAAGAAATTGACTCTCTCCATACAGAATACATCGAGAATGGACTGCGCGCTGGTGTGAGAAAAGAACTATTGGTGTATGCATGGAGAGCAGGGGTTGTACCACAACTCGGTTACAGTTTTAACAAATCTCATACACTAGCATATAGTATCATTGGCTTACAAGAAATGAACCTAGCGTTTAG